CCTCACGGGTCGACAGCACCTCGTTGTAAAGAGTGGCGTCGTCGGATGACAGCTTCGTCTCGAATGGGGCCGGCGCCGTGGACGGGTTGCCGAACGTCGCCTGCACCGTCGTCGATCTCGTCTCGGTGTGGATGGCGTGACGGTTGCGGAAGACGAGCCGGCCCTGGCCGTCGATGTAGAGCTCGCCCACCTCCGAGTCTGCGACGTTCTGCAGCTCGGACAGCGCATCCCCAGTCAGGGACGTGGCCTGCAGCGGGGAATCGCCGGCCGCGATCACCCGGTCGCCGATCGGCCAGCCAGCCGAGTTCAGGATCCGGGTGATGCGCGCCCCGGACAGCTCCCCCTCGCCGTACGTCTGGGTGACCGGCTGACCGCCTATGACGGCGATCGTCGGCGCCCGCTTCTTGTTGGCCAGGTACTTGAACCCGTCCGTCGCCGGGACGATGGTCAGCGAGTAGCCCTGGGAGCCGCCACCGGGGTTGGCGATCCACTGCACATCCCACTGATCGGCGAACCCGCGGAACAGGCTGTAGGTGACCGCCGACCAGGTGCAGCGGATCCGGATCGGCCGCATCGGCTGCACCTGGGTCTTGCCGCCGGACACGTACGGCCCGCTCAGGTTGGTCGGGTCGAAGCGCCGGTCGGTGTTGTTCAGCCGGATGGTGGCCTTGCCCGGGTTGTAGCGGATGACCGGGCTCTGGACGCGCGACGACCCTCGGCTGGTGGTCAGCGGCAGCTTCAGGTAGGAGGACACGTCCGTCCACACCCCTGCCGCGAACTGCGCCTCCGCGATCAATGTCGGCACCGTCATGTCGGCAGCACCCCCCCAAGCCGCTTGAACTCGAACAATCCCTCGGCGAACTCGCGGCCCTTCTCGTACATGTCGCGGTCGTCGGCGAAGTGCAGGTTCAGGTTCTGGATCACCACACCGCCGCCGCCCGAGGACAGCGCCCCGCCGGCGTAGGCAGGCGAGCCCATGCCGCTGGCGCCGACCGCCACGGTCGCTGAGGTGGCCAGTCCGCCCACGGCCGTCTCGACCAGCCCGGCCGCCCGCTCGATACCGAGCGCCATGCCCGCGGGGATCTCGCGACCGATCGCGGCGAAGACCTTCGAGGGGCTGGCGATGCCGAGGACGCTCTTGGCCCAGTCCGCGATTCCGCCGAACAGCGACTGGACATTGGAAACGAGCCAGTTCCACATCGACACCAGGCCGTTCCAGAAGCCCACAACGACGTCGCGGCCGACGTTGTAGAGCAGGCCGCCGAGGCTGCCGATGGCGCCGGTGATCTGGCCGGGCAGGTTGCGAAACCATCCGAGGACGCCGTTGATGCCGTCGCTGACAGCGCGGCTGATGTTGTTCCAGGCAGTGGAGACGAAGTCTTTGACGCCGTTCCAGATCTCGTTCCACTTGGCGGAAATCGCGCCGAGCACGCGGGAGATGATCTCTCGCGCCTGGTTGATGTGATCGGAGATGACGTCACGGATTCGGGTCCAGACTTCGGCGACCTTCTCCCTGACGCCGCCGAGCCACTGGCCGAACAGGACAGGCAGCTGAGCGAACCAGGTGATGATGCCCTTGACCCAGTCGACGCCGCGTTGGAACCAATCCCTGATCCCCTGGATCAGGTCGGGAATGATCGAGTTGCCGACAAGCAGGTTGTAGAGCCACTCGAAGACAGAGGCGATTCCGTTAACGGCGCCCTCAATGATCCCCGCGACCCACTCGATCGCCACCGCGAGCTTGTCGACGAGCCAGGAGATGACAGTTGCGATGATCTCGATCAGCGGCGTGAGCACCGACACGATGAGGTTGAGCAGGATCTCAACGAGGGGCATGACCGCAGTGACAAGCTGAGCGAAGATCCCGATCAGGGAGCCAAGCAGCGGCGCAACCGCCTCGATGAGCGGCAACAGCGGCTCCAGCACCGCCATCACCAGCTGCAGCAGCACGTCGACCAGCGGCATGACTGCCTGAAGCAGCTGGCCGAACACGCTCGCGACCATGGTGAGGATCGGCGCGACCGCCTGGATCAGCTGGACCAGCGGAGGCAGGATCGCCTCGATGAGCGGCATGAACGCCGTCACCACTTGGAGCACGATCCCGATCAGCGGGGTGAGGATCGCGATGGCCAGGTCGGCGAGGATCGTCACGACCGGCATGAGCGCGGTCAGGAGCTGGCCGATCACTCCGGCCAGCGCGGTGATGACTGGCGTCAATGCGGTGATCAACTGGGAGAACAGCGGCATGAACTGGACCGCCAACGGCACGATCGCCTGCAGCAGCTGCGCGACCAGGCCGATCAGCGGCGTCAGCGTCGGCAGCAGCCCGACGACAGCCTGGACGATCGCGACGATCGCAGGCGCGGCAGCCTGCAACGCCATGAGCAGCGCCTCGCCGATCTGCTTGCCGAGCTCGACGATGATCGGCAGGACTGGGGTGAGCGCCTGGACCAGGGTGGTAATGCCCTGCACGAGGATGCCGCCGATTTGCGTGGCGACCTGAGCCACCAGCGTGATGATCGGTGCGAAGACAGGCACTAGCTGGGCGATCGCGGACGCCAGCTGCGTGATCAGCGGCGCGATGGCCTGGACCGCCTGAAGCAGCACCTGCCCGAGCGCCTGGGCGACCTGGCCGAGCGGCCCGATCAGCGGAGTGATCGCCTGCAGCAGCGACCCGATGACCGACAGCAGGGTCTGACCGATCACCCCGGCGATCTGCACAATGATCGGCAGCAGCGGCGCGAGGCTGGACACCAGCGTCACGACGGCGCCCACCAGCAGCCCGATCACAGGCGCGGCGGCCTGCATCAGCTGCGTCCAGATCGGCAGCGCGGTCGCGATCACGGCGGTCAGCACGGGCGCCAACGCGGCGATACCGTTGGCGAGCGTCTGGATCGCCGGGCTGATCGCCTGGATGGCGGTGAGCAGCGCGCCGCCGATGGTCTGCAGCGCCTGCCCGAGCACCGCGATCAACGGTGCGAACGCCGTCACGACGGTGGTGATCGCCTGGGCGAGGACGCCGCCGAGCACGGTCGCGATCTGGCCGACGATCGGCAGCAGCGGCGCGATGGCGGGCAGCAGCGCGCTCAGGATCTGCGCGGCCAGCTGGCCGATCTGCGCGAGCAGCGGACTGACTGCGGCCGCGAGCTGGACGATCGCTCCGACCAGCGGCGTGAGCGCGGGCAGGAGCGCCTGGACACCCGCGGCGAGCGAGGTGGCGATGAGTGCGACCAGCTGACCGAGTACGGGCAGCAGTGGCGCGAGAGCCGTCCCGAGGCCGCCGATCGCGGCGCCGACGGGCGCGAGCGCGGGAGCCAGGGCGGCCAGGCCGATGGCGAAGCCTCCCAGCAGCGCCTGGATGCCGGGCAGGAGCGCGGCGATCGCGGGCCCCAGCGCGGCCAGCAGCGGCTGCAATGTGGCGAACGCGGAGCCGATGGCCTGACCGAGCGGCAGCAGGGCGGGCGTGAGAGCGTTGACCGCCTGGCCCAGCCCGGTGAACATGGCGATCAGACCCGGGCCTACGGCGGCGACGGCCGGCCCGAGGGCGGAGATCGCGGTCGCGAGGATCGGGCCAACCGTGGTGGCCAGGGCACCGATCTGTGGCGCAATCGCGGCTATCGCTCCGGCGAGCGCCTGGATGATCGGCAGCAGCGCGCCGCCGACTTCGAGCAGTGCCCGCCAGACCGTGGCGATGATCTGCTGGCCTTCGGCGCTGTCCACGAAGGCGTGCACGCCGTCCAGCAGCGAGCCGAAGATACCGAGGACGTTCTGCCCGTCGGCCTGGATCGCGCGGAAGACGCCGGCGATGATTCCGCCGACGTCGGCGAGGATCGCGCCGAGCTGCCGGAAGACGGCGGCCGCTCCGTCGAGCCACTCCAGCGCCTGGCCGCTCGCCGCCGCGTGGTACATGAAGTGACCCAGGCGCTCAACCGCCGCCGCGATGCCGGGCGCCAGGTTGGCCAGCCAGGCGGCGCCGACGACACCAAGGTCGCGGAAGCCGGCGAGCAGCGGACGGATCGCGGGCACGAAGGCGGAGACGGAATCCCGCAACGAGGCGAAGACCGACTCGATCGCCCAGATTGATTCGCTGGAGCGGATGAACTCCACGATCGCCAGTGCGCCGCGGCCGAACTCGCCAGCGACGCCGACCATGCCGTCCTCGACCGCGTTGATCGCGGGCAGCAGGCTCCACATCTGGCCGACCAGCGGGGCGAACAGCGCGTCCTGTACGACGTGACGCAAGCCGTTGAATGCCGGCGCCATCTGGAACAGCTCGTAGGCAACCTCACCCGCGGCCCTGGAGAGGTCCTTCGTCCCCTCCATGAACTTGAGGTAGTCGCCGCTCAGCGCCGCTTTGAAGCCGTCGGCCACGCCCATCAGGCCGACCTTGAGGGTGCCCATCGCGGCCGCGCCGAGCAGGATGCCGCCGGGCAGCGCTGCGAGGATGCCGGCCGCCGGGGCGAGGGCAGCAGCCAGTCCGGCCGCCGCGGTGGTGGCCGAAGCCATCGCCGACGCGAGCAAGGCCATCTGCGTTGCGCCGGTTACGAGCGAGACGCCAGCCGACGCCAGGCTGCCGGTGAACGAGGCAATGCGGGACGTGAGCGCGGTGGCCGCGCTGCCGATCGAGTCGAAGCGGATGCTCAGCTTGCTGAGACTGCGCTCGGTCGCGTCCGCCTGCCGCGCCACCCGCTCCAGGCCGCGGGTCGTCTTGTTGACCGGCCCGTCGATGTCATCGGCGATGATCCCCAGCCTGATCAGCAGGTTCTTGAGCGTCGCCATCTGACTCCTCCTCCGGTTTCACGGTCCAGTCGGGGAAGAAGTCCTTGAGCTTCCTGGGCTGTTGGCCCTTGGGAGTGCCGCCGAGCGCATTCGTGACGCGCTCGGTGATCATCGCGGTGAGGATGTCGTCACGCTGCTGGCCGATCGGCCCGGTCAGCCGCTCATACGCCTGCCACTCCGTCAGCTCACGGGAGCTGACGCGGGATAGGAGCTCGCCGACGGTGTAGCCGAGGTGGGCGGCGAGTCGGAAGTAGAAGAGCCGCTCGGGCCGTCGTCGAAATCCTCGACCAGCTCCTCGGCGTCGTCGTCGGACAGGCCGGACAGCCGCTGGGCGACCTTGAACAGCCGATCCAGCGGGACGGCGGACTTCTGCGACAGCCGCATCACGTCGCCAGCAGTGAACATCGGCGCCCCGTCCTCGTTGATCGCGCAGGCGGCGATCAGGCGGGCGCGCAGGCGGCGGATCTCGACCTCGCGCTGGCCGCCCTTGCCCTTCTTCAGGCTCTTGGCCTCGTACTCGTCGCGCTCATCACCCATCAGGCCGCGCAGGCGGACCTCGCCGCCCCACTCCGGGCACGACACGTCCTCGACCGTGATGTCTTCGGCCTGCCAGATCTGATCCTTGCTGAGAAGCGCCATCTGTTGTTCTCACAGTTCTTCGAGGGTGCGGATAAGGAATCGGCCCAGGCGGAGCAGGACCGCCCAGGCCGTGCGCCACAGCATCACGCCGGGATGGTGACGTCCTCGGCCGGCTCGCTGGTGATCGAGTAGGAGATGGTGACCCGGGCCGGGTCCTCTTCGGTGCCGCCGAACTCCTTGGAGATGGCGGACACGGTGCTCGGGAAGACGTCCATCTTTCGGCCGGGCACGTCGCCACCGCCCATGCGGAGCATGAAGCCAGTGGTGTCGCGCGGCATCACCGAGCGGGCGTCCACGCCGGTCGGCGACGCGTAGAAGGTCAGTGAACTGTCCTCAGCGGTGATCGCGCCGGGAATCTTCGGCTTGAACCGCGAGTTCGCGTCCGGGGCCTCGATCTGCTCGGAGCTGGTGGTCCAGCCTTCCTTGCCGGCCACCTCG